GTAGTAAAACTTCAATGTTATCCAATTCCAGAACAAATAATTTGGCAAGCTGGAAAAGGAGATTATTCTGAAGTTCCAATTCATCAAGTGGAAGTTCCTGATCATCAAAAATGTGGTGAATGGATTGTTGAACATCTGCTTGCAAATGAAAGAGGTCATTGGGGTCCATTGGAACATCCACAAATTACATTTTCTTGTGCTGGATTTGTTCATAGTGTAATTGTACAGGCAAGAACTCATCGTATTGGAACAACTTGGGATGTTCAATCTCAACGTTATACTGGTAAGCGTGTAGTCAAAGTTGCCAGTGGAGAATTAGATGTTGAAGAAGTCTTCTATGTGCGCCCTGTGGGGTTCTATACCAATCGTAAAGGTAAGAAGTATGAATGGACAGGAGAAGACCGACAAGATGAACTACAGTGGATTGTGGAGGGGTGTAAGCGTTATGCTATGAAGTATGATAAAGGTATGTGTGAAGAGCATATTCGTGATTATCTTGCACAAGCAATTCGGCAGAACTTTGTAGTTTCATTCAATCTTCGTTCTGTACTTCACTTTATGGATCTTCGTTCTAAACTTGATGCTCAACTTGAGATTCAAGCATTGTGTGATTCTTTCGCACCTGAACTTCAAAAATGGACTCCAAATGTTTGGGCATATTATGAAGAGAAGAGACTTCATAGAGCTCGTTTGAGTCCTTAAATCATATAAATAATGGTATAGTAAAACTATCACACTATGATTTCACATTACATATACAAAATAACTAATCTTATAAATGAGAAGATTTATGTTGGAAAATCTAAAAATCCAAAAGTAAGATGGAGACAACATAAATCTCACTCCAAAAAAAGAAATACAAAATTATATTATGCTATGCGAAAGTATGGTATTGAAAATTTTATATTTGAAGTTTTGGAAGAATGTAATGAGAATACTATAAATGATAAAGAAATTTATTATATTTCTTCTCTAAATCCATATTATAATATGACTGATGGTGGAGATGGGGGCGGATTTTTAAATAAAAAACACGGCGATAAATGGAAAAGTGCAATTAAAGAAAGCAATTCAAAAAAAGTTGCTTGTTATGATTTAGATGGAAATTTGATTAAAGTTTATGATAGCTGCAGAGATGCATCTTTTGATATTTTTGGTAAAGATTATAGAGGTATAGATGCTGTAACCAGAGGAGAATATCAAACTTGTAAAGGATATCAGTGGAAAACATTTGAAGACCAACCTTTATTAAAAATCTCTTCATATAAGAGGATGTCTCATAATATTAAAAAAATAGGAAAATATGACTTTAATGAAAATTTAATTGAGATTTATGAGAGTATGACTATTGCTGCCGAAAAAAATAATGCCTCAACTTCCAAAATAACTTTGGTTTGTCAAAATAAAAGAAAAACTCATAGTGGTTATATTTGGAAGTATGTGGTAGAATAATTTATACTTATTGAAAAAGTAACATGAAAACTTGGTGCTTAAAGAATAACCTAACAGGAAATATTTTTAAAGTTTTTCTTACTAAAGAAGGACTTAATGAATATCTTGAAAGAAATTCAGATATTGAAGAGTGTATTGACTGCATAGAATGTGCAGATGCTCCTTCTATTACTCTTGAATAAATAAATTTATACATTATTAAAATAATGCCAACTTATAGATTCGAAAACACAGAAACTGGTGAAATCTTTGAGAAATGGATGTATATGGCTCAAAAGGATCCATATCTCGAAGAAAATCCACACATTAAATCACTTATCCCAACTCAAATGAATGTGGGAGAAGTTGGAGAATGGCAAAGCAAACTAGTTCAAAAAAATCCTGGATGGAATGAAGTTCTCACTAGAGCTTCAAAAATGCCTGGAGCAGTAGTAAAACCAATTTCATAATTTATGGCAAGATCAAGAAGGAAAGGTAGCGAACAACCTATTGGTGTTGGTATGACAACACGAGCAATGCGAAAAAATAAAAAAGCAGTCAATTCAGATTTGCTTTTAGATATTGATCCATTAACAGAAAATCAAGAAAGACTTTTTGGTTCTTATGATGATGGAAAGAATATGGTTGCTTATGGTGCAGCAGGTACTGGAAAAACTTTCATTACACTTTATAATGCTCTTAAAGATGTTTTAGATGAAAGAAGTCTTTATGATAAAATTTACATTGTAAGATCTCTTGTTGCTACTCGTGAAATTGGTTTCCTTCCTGGTGATCATGAAGATAAATCTTCGCTTTACCAAATTCCATATAAAAATATGGTGAAGTATATGTTCCAAATGCCATCAGATGCAGACTTTGAAATGCTCTATGGTAATTTAAAAAATCAAGGAACTATTTCTTTCTGGAGTACTTCATTTATTCGTGGAACAACATTGGATAATGCCATTATTATTGTTGATGAATTTCAAAACTTGAATTTTCATGAACTTGATTCTATAATTACTCGTGTAGGTGAAAATACCAAGATTATGTTCTGTGGCGATGCAACTCAATCGGATTTAATTAAAACCAATGAGAAAAACGGCATCATCGATTTCATGAAAATTCTTAGAAACATGCCATCATTTGATGTTATAGAATTTGGTATCGAGGACATTGTTCGTTCTGGTCTCTGTAAAGAATACATTATTGCAAAAACTGAATTAGGATTCTAATGTTTAATCATATTGAATTGGATCTTCCCAAACTTGAAAGGGAAAGTATTGATGGTGTTCGTTATTATAAAGTTCCTGTAGATGATGGATTAAAAAAACTCATCTCCATTACTTCCGTAACTAGTAACTATAAAAAAGAGTTCTTCAATAAATGGAGACAAAGAGTAGGTGTAGATAAAGCAGATAAAATTACTAAAAAAGCAACTGCAAGAGGGACTGACACTCATACTTTGATTGAACAGTATCTTCGTAATATGGATTGCAACTCTAATGTTCTTCCAATTTCGGAGCATTTATTTCAAGTTGCAGTTCCTGCGTTAAAGCGTATAAATAATATTCACGCATTAGAAGGTTCTCTTTATAGTTTATTCTTTGGCATTGCAGGTACAGTAGATTGTATTGCAGAATTTGATGGGGAACTAGCGATTATTGATTTCAAAACTTCAAAAGAACCAAAACCACGGGAATGGATTGAAGGTTATTTTGTTCAGTGTTGTGCATATGCATGTATGCTTTATGAACTCACTAATATTTCAGTTAAGAAATTCGTAATTATCATGACTTGTGAAAATGGTGATGTTGAAATCTACGAAGAGTATGATAAAGAAAAATATATTCGTTTGCTTACGCAATATATTAAAAAATTCATTGATGATAAAATGAAAAAAGAATCTTGACTTTAAAGTCAATTTTTGGTATAGTTTAAAAAGTTATTAAGAATAAAATTGTCCCTTACAATCATAGAATTAATGGAATCTAATTTTAATAATGAATTAGAAAAGGTATTAGAAAAAAAGTTTTTTTGCCCCTCACGATTTGCACAAGAGGTTGAAAAAATTGTTCAAGAAAATAGTGACATGAATTATATTGATGCTATCATTTTTTTCTGTGAAAAGAATAATATCGATTTAGAATCAGTTCCTAAATTAATTTCGAAACCATTAAAAGAAAAAATTAAATATGAAGCAATGGAATTAAACTTTTTAAAAAGAACTTCTAGAGCAAAATTAGTGTTTTAATTTCATTTTTGACTGAAAATTTTTCCGGTAAAAAATTTACTATATTACTTTTTAATGGCACCTTTTGAAACATATAAAATTTATGTTGCTTTGAAGAATCATTTTACAAAAAACAATTATGATTACTTTGTTTATTGTGGAAAAAGTAGAGTAAACTTACAATCTTTCTATAAACGGAAAGATCGTTTTTGGTTCGAAAAGATTGCAAGACAAAAAAAAGAAAATGAAATATTAAATTTTTTTGTTTCAAGTTTTGTTTCATGTAATGATCCACAATCTCTTTGGATTGGTGAAATCATAAAAGAAGGGGAAGAAAATTATATAAACTGGCAAAGAAAAATTCAATCTTTATCTTATATTTTTAAAGAGGAAATAGAGAGTATATTCACTCAAAAGAATTTTGATGAGATGTTTGTAGTTGAAGAAAACAAACATCCAAAAATATTAAAAGATTACTTACAGGGAAAATTTTCTTTGGAAACAATGGTAATCTTGGACAAAATACTTGGATACAAATCGAGATTTGATAAAAAACTCAAAGATCCTGTATGGGAATTTGTTTCTATGCGTATAACCAAGTATAGTCCATTTCTAAATATCGATGTATTCCATTACAAAAAAATTTTGAAAGAAGTAATTCTAGGGGAAAAATGAGTTTTTTTAATTCTGAAATTGTTCGAGCAGAAATGACTGAAATTTCTGAACTTCAGGAAGAAATTTACGAAAGTATATTTCGATTTCCTTCCATGGACAGGGAAGATAAAATTGGACATTTGAATCTTCTAGAAAATCTTTTGAAAAAGCAACAGGTCTTATATACCAGATTAAGTTTGTCTGATGATCCTGAAGCAAAAAATATGAAAAAGAAAATCATGGATTCTGCTTTGGTCATGGGACTTAATCCCGACACAGATATGAATGTGATTTTTAATAATATGTCTAAAATTCTTGAGGCGATGAGAACAAACATTGACAAAAGAGAATCTGACGT